GCGAACTGGGCGACGGGTGCAAACTGGGCTACGGGTGCAAACTGGGCGACGGGTGCGAACTGGGCGACGGGTGCAAACTGGGCAACGGGTGCAAACTGGGCGCCGGGTGCGAACTGGGCAACGAGTGCAAACTGGGCTACTGGTGCGAACTGGGCGCCGAGTGCGAACTGGGCGACGGGTGCAAACTGGGCTACTGGTGCGAACTGGGCGCCGAGTGCGAACTGGGCGACGGGTGCAAACTGGGCTACGGGTGCGAACTGGGCGCCGGGTGCGAACTGGGCGACGGGTGCGAACTGGGCGACAGGTGCGAACTGGGCGACAGGTGCGATGTTCCGAAATCGCTATTTATCAGCGCATCTCGCCATGCAGTATCCTATTGGGGTGAGGATGTTATTCAAATAGGCTGCAAACGCTACACCATTTCCGAGTGGCAGAAGCATTTCCGAAAAATTGGCGAGGCCGAAGGCTATAGTCCCGAGCAGATGGAGGAATACAAAGGGTATATAGACCTGATCGCTACCATGCATAAGACGTGGAAGGTTGAGAAGGTAAAGGACAAATAACAGCACGAGGTGTGTAGCTCAAAGGTAGAGCGGTGCAGGGATGCGAAATAGAAGCACAGAGGTTGAAAGACCTTGCATTTCCGGGCGCAGGTTGCAGGTTCGAATCCTGCCGCACTTCCAAGATAGCCACCGCATAGGTGAGGGGTTTGATTGCTGGCACTAACCCCGCCGCAAGGCAAAAGCGATCCGTTAGGCCGATAATAGCGTCATCGGCGGGCCGTGGGCAAGGCTCAAAGTGATAGCCCCGCAAAAGCAAATAGCCGAATGCGCGAAAGACTGGCATAGGCTTCGAGCTGCGATGATATGAGCGGCGAGAACCACCGGGATAAATCAAGCATTATTATGCCTGGTGTGGCTTGACCGCCTATCCAGGCTCTATGGCAGGCCTTGCGCACCGTTCTTTCAGCAGTGGGTTATTTCATTTTAGGCGTGAGGTCTGCATCTTGCCCGCGTGCGCTTTTCGGTGGCGCAGTTTTGAAATGGAGTTTAAAGTTACAGTGCGCGCGGGCTTATTTGCAACACCTTAAAACAATTATACTATGGAGAAGAACACTTTGAGGAAGAGGAGATTTCTATGCTTCGACCTGACGCCCAGGTGGAAAATGTGGAACCGGATCGAAGACCTGGAGGTGCGGCTTGCTACATGCCTTTGCGAGCGCAATGAAGCGGATGGACGCCTTATCGAGCGGGAACACGAGGTATTGGCGCTCACTCAAGCACGTGATACCCTGTACAAGCGCATCGACGAACTGGAAGGCAGGCTCAGGAAATTCGACCGTACCCGTGGGAAAAGCGGCAAATACATCAAGGGCTATGACGTACGAACCGCAAAGTAAGATTCTGGCCTATCTCAAGGCCGGCGGCAGGCTGACTGTTCGCAAGGCTGAGAGGCTGTACCACACAACGGAGCTGCGCCGGATCATCAGTCGGCTCCGGAAAATGGGATATTCCATTTGCTCGAACAAACAGAAGGCCGTTACGGAAGACGGGCGGCCGACACAGTTTAACGAGTACTATATGCCACAGGTCGCGGATTCCTGCCAATAATCCGCAAATCGCATTTTAAGTTTGGTATTTGCCATTGGCCAGTTGTGAAGCCCGCGGATGGTGTGCCGCCGAGATCGAAGCCCTGCGCGGTGGCGCGGGTGAGTGGAGATTCAGGCGGCTTTTATTGAGCTATGGTGTAATGGTTAACACACCGCCCTTTGGAGGCGGTACTCCCGGTTCGAATCCGGGTAGCTCAACGGGGTTCTAACCCTAATGTTGTGAGTTTGATCGGGCGCTTGGGCGTCTGTCACAACGGAAGCTGACAGAGGGTATATCCCTCGACAATCCGAGGCTGCGTGAAGGAAGTAGCAAGGCCGAGGCGGGCTAAGCCCACGAAACGGGAGATAAAGAACGCAAATCGGCGGCGCGAAGCACAGTAACGCCGCCACCGCGGGGGCAGTCAGAAGCCCCCGCTTCTTTTGGATACAATCAAACGACCATGAATAAATATCTTCAAGAGCTCAAAGACAAAGGACTGGTGCCTTTACGGCTCGACAACAACACGGTGCTTTGGGTTACACCCGACAAGGCCAATGAGAAGTACAAAACACGCTACCTCAAGAATGCCGAGAGGTCGCGGAGGATGGCATTGAATTTAGATTAGTTATGAATTACGGATTACCTTATAAGGGTTCTAAGAATAGTATTGCGAAATGGGTTATTTCGAATCTTCCCGCGTCGCATACGTTCGTGGATTTGTTCGCCGGAGGATGTGCGGTAACTCACGCTGCCATATTGTCTGGTAAATTCGGACGTTTCATTGCAAACGATATTACGGAATATCCCCAAGTCTTCCGTGATGCCATCGATGGGAAATACCGGAATGAATGTCGATGGATCAGTCGGGAGGATTTCCTCCGTCTCAAAGATGACGACCCCTACGTGCGTCTTTGCTGGAGCTTTGGGAACGATATGAAGACATATATGTATGCTCCGGAGGTTGAGCGGTTCAAAAAACACATGCACGCGATATTTTCCGCGGGAACGCCCACGAGCGCGCGGTTGGCATGGAAAGGATTTGTCCGGGAATTCGCAAAAGTTCGGAAAGAAATAGAGGACTTGACACAAAAGGTGCTGAAACTGTGTGAGGAATGCGGCGTGACGCCGAAATATAATGCCGACGGCACATTGAATATAGAGGTGATGCATGCAGATATTTTTCGGGTCAAGTCAGCGGATTTGCGGGGGTATTTACAGAATGCTCTGAAATTATCCGGTCTTACGCAAAAAGATGTCTATCGACACCTCGGGAATTATATGGGTAGGCATTATTTTAGCGAATCTCAATGGGCGTTGCCAACCTCAGAGCAATACGAGAAGTTGCAAGAAATTTTACCAGCGTTAACTATTCCGTGGGCGCCCTTAAACGAAAGTCTGCAAAGCCTGCAAAGACTGGAAAGCCTGCAAAGCCTACAAAGCCTGGAAAGACTGCAAAGTCTGGAAAGACTGGAAAGCCTGCAAAGACTGGAAAGCCTGCAAAGCCTACAAAGCCTGGAAAGACTGCAAAGTCTGGAAAGACTGGAAAGTCTGCAAAGTCTGGAAAGACTGAAACTGTCCCGAAAGGATTACAGCGATGTTGCTATACCGCCGGGCGCGACGGTATACTGCGACCCGCCGTATGCTAACACGTCGGGGTATATCGACGATTTCGACCATGAACGATTTTATAGATGGCTGCGCAGCATGGAATTCCCGGTGTTCGTTTCGGAATATTCCATGCCGGACGACTTTATATGCTTTGCGAGTATTGACAAAGCATGCACCTATTCATCATCAAAAACGATAAAACGCGTAGAAAAGATGTTCGTACACGAGCGGTGGGCGGATGCTGTGAGGCGTCCGGATGATAATGTTCAGGGGCGGCTGTTCGATTAAAATCGGCTGGCGCTTAATTTAAGATAATATGGATAATACGCAACCCTTACGCATTGTGAACGGTCAGTTCATGCGTGGCAATAACATTATCGAACCTGAAATTGGAAACCGAGAGCAAATCGTATGTTTGCAGGCTTATGAAAAAGCAGCCACAAAAGCGGCCGAGGAAGCCGAAACAAAGGGTATTGAATGCGAATTTTATGCGACAGATATTAAATATACATCTAACATCAAACTAAAGTGTCTTTGCGGAAGGGTATTGATAGATCGTAATAGCGCTTGCGACGCTAACGATTCTGATGAATTAGAATGCTTGGAACTAGACTGGGATGACGAGATTATCTTTTGTGCTAATTGTGGTCGTGAATACGAGATACAAGGTGGACGCGCCCGGTTAATTTCAAAATAATTTTGCAGATTCGGAATGAATTCGTATATTTGCCTTTGCCAAAGTTTCATACTGCGTAAATCGAAGCAGTTACATACAGCCTTTTAGGGCGAGTTTTCGGTATACTTCTTCACGGAGTATGGGACTTTGGCGAGTTTTGAAGGCTCGCCCTTCTTTTTTATATATTTAACCAAACTTTCAGACAAATGCCAAAGTCCCCTGAAAGTGGTATCCAGGTAAATAACACCCAGACCACACCGCGCGCGAAGAAAAGCCGCACCGCATTCTACCGTTGCCATCTCAAGGCCAACAAACCCCTATTTTCATCTGATAGGGTCGATTACACCAACGTTATCCGCGCCACGTGCGAGGAGCATGCTTTAGGCTGTTTCCTTGCTCAGTTCCGCGTGCTCTATCCCGCGTATGCTGTCGTTGTCGGCACCATACTCGTAAATCGGGTATTCCCCTCCAAGTCTAAACATTAAACCGCTGAATCATGGACAATGATATTCAGCTTGTCGGCGTAAGACGCACCGATAAGCAGTTGCTCACCGCCATAGTATGGCGCATGCAGTACAGAATCCGGCGACGTGTCATACGCAGGATCAGCCTCTGGAATTACATATCATACAATCGTATGAGAGGGAGGAACGTGATATGACCGAGTTATTCATCTTCCTGATGTGGGCGGTTCCGCTTGCCGTCGTGTTCCGCTGGGTGCTGTCGAACCAGCACCGCAAGAAAGAAATAGGCGAATTGTTGGATGAAATCTTCGAGGAATCATGAAAACAAGTGTAATAATGACGCGCCGAATGGGGCAGTTCGAGGTGCTCCAGCGCACAAAAGACGGCATGTTCAATGCCACGGCGTTGCTGAACCAGTGGAACCGTGCTGCCGGCATGAAAAAGGAGATGAACGATTACCTGCGCCTCCAATCGACGCATGATTTCTTAAGTGCCTTACAATCAGAGTTTGATTTTAAAGACGGGAATTCCCCGTATTTAACTTCCCGCGGGAAATACAGCGGTGGGACGTGGATGACTCCTCTTTTGTTTATCGACTTTGCCATGTGGCTTAACCCGAAGTTCAAGGTTCAGGTACTCAAATTCGTTTATGACGAGTTGATCAAGTGCCGCACGGCCGCTGGTGACAACTACAATGTGCTGGCCAAGTCCATCGCGTCGCTTCCGGATGTCGATTATCCGAAGGTGGCCCGCGCTCTGAACTGGATCGTATTCAACAAGCACGAGCGGGATATCCGCAACACGGCGACCCCGCAGCAGCTACAAGATATGGATGAATTGCAACGCAAATTGGCATTCTCCGTAGATATGGGATACATCCGCTCATTCCCTGATCTGATGAACTCGATGCGCCGGATATATAACCGTCAACATGCAAAATTTTAATCTATGGACACGCAATATTACACGACAACCGCGTCCCCGGTGCTGACGTTCGAAGAGTATCACGATATTCCGAGCGAACATATAACCGGCCAGCGGTCGCCATTCTCCCAGAGGGCCAGAACGCTGATGGAGGTAGACCTAAAGTTGATTTATCGGGCTATCCGCGAAGCCATTCAGAAGGATATGCGCGGTGATGAAGACGGCCGGGTCTATTCGGTTGCATACAAAATCTATGACATTCAGGCGAGGCATCACTATATGCCTGTTTATGAACGCCGATACGATGTCTTCGCCGGATGTTTCGAGGAGGTGCAAACCGGGTGTGAAGACAGCATCGAGGTTATTAATGTCACCGATATTGACGGCCGGATATGGCCCGGGCATATGGCCCGGTTGAAAAATTACGCAAAACGAAACAATTTATAACAATGAGGACAATCATTGAAGTTGCCATTGGCAACATTACCATCTTTAGCGCGAAGTACTCACGACGTCTTGCGGATAAAGAAATCCATAAGGTTGTGCGTGAAGGGTGCATAGGCATCGACCGGAGCAAAGCCGTGATAACCATTAAATACGAGTAGGCTTATGAAAGAGTTAATCGCTATCCAGTCGGAATTGAAAGCTCCCAAGGGGCAGTATAACAGTTTCGGGAAATACAAGTATCGGAGCTGCGAGGATATTCTCGAAGCAGTCAAACCGCTGCTCAAAGCGCATGAATGCGCGTTGAACCTTTGCGATGACATTGTCAATGTCGGCGATCGCTACTACGTGAAAGCCACGGCGCGCATCACCAACGCCTCCGGAGAATCGGCGACGGCCACTGCTTTTGCCCGTGAAGATTTCGACAAGAAAGGGATGGATGGGGCACAAATCACCGGTACAGCGTCGAGCTACGCTCGCAAATATGCCCTTAACGGGTTGTTTTGCATCGACGATACAAAAGATGCAGACACGGACGAGCGGCGAACCGAGAATACCAACCGGGTAGCTGCGCAAAGTGCAAAAACTGTACAATCCACTGAGACCCCGGCCAACGCTCCGGCACCTGCCCGCAAACGAATTACTATGGAACACCTGGATGACCCTATCACCTGCGATCAGCTGCTGAAATGGATGTACGGGGTTCTCACGACTGACAACTATGCCGCAGATTTTGACGCAGGGGCACGCCTGCTGAAATACCGCGACGCCGATGCCGAAGTCGTGGATCGCTTCTCGGCGCTCTTCGAATCATATCGTCAGGCACGCAAAAATGCAAAGTGATATGGAAGCACAGGTAATGTTGCTGCGGGAATCGACGCCCGCCGCCGAGCTGGCCGCCCGGGCTATCTCCTCGGTTGTAAACGGGGAGGTAGACCCGATCACGGCTCACATCAATATCAGCCGTATGGAGGCCGCCATCAAGCTCTTCAAGGAGAACACCTACGTGCGCGACATCACGCTGCGGGAGCTTGCCAAATACGGCAAATCGCATCAGTTCGGAGACTGCCGACTGGAGGAGGCCGAATCGGGCGTCAAGTACGACTATTCGATGTGCGGCGACAGCCGGCTGAACGATATGTACAAGACGCTGGAAGCCCTCAAGGTCGACATCAAGGAGCGCGAGGAGATGCTGAAAAAACTACCGCGTACCGGAATGGCAGACCCTGATACGGGCGAGGTTCTTTTCCCTCCAGCCCGTAGTAGCAAAACGACCGTCAAAACCACTTTCAAAAAGCAATAAACAATGGCAGAACTGATTAACGTGTCGCTGTGTGTCAGCGACATTCCCAAGGACAAGATTTTTGTTGCCGAAAACGGCAAGAAGTACATCGGCATTTGCGTATCTGAGCTCCGCGAGGTTGACCAGTACGAGAATACGCACTGCGTGTTCATCCGGCAGTCGAAAGAGGAGCGCGAACGCAAGGACAAGCGGACGTATGTAGGCCGAGGTAAGGCTGTGGTGTTCCGTCCCTCGGAACCCACTCCCGACCAGGTTGCAGATTTGCCGGTCGCCGAAGATGTGGATGACCTGCCTTTCTGATGTAGCGCCGTATGGTTTACGATCTGAACACCGACATCGACCGGGAGCGCTTCAAACATCGGGTTGCCTCCTTAATTTCAAGGAGATGTATTGTTGAGCTGACGGATAAAAAACCAGTCAGGACGTCTTCTCAAAATAAATATCTTCATTGTATTCTTGGCGAATTCGCCATGCAAACCGGGAATCCGATAGGATATGTCAAACAGGAATATTTCAAACGGCTATGCAACCCGGAATTATTTGTGCGCGTCGAATACGACAAGCTGATGCACAAGGAGGTCGAAAGGCTCCGGTCAAGTCGTGACCTTGATACAGGAGAGATGACAACAGCAATAGATCGGTTCCGTAATTGGGCTTCAATGGAGGCGGGCATCAACTTACCAAGCCCCGAGGATAATGAATGGATCTCTTTCATCGAGCGGGAAATGCAACATCAAAAAGTGTGGCTGTAACACGGACATAGAATGAATTACTTAGACCTGATACGAAAATTTTGGCAACTTGATGCAACGTGGCAATTTGGCTGCTGTGAATCGAGGCTTTACTTCTACCTTGTAGAACAAGCGAATCGGTTAGGCTGGCCGGATAACTTCACGCATTCCGACGCACGGACGTCGATCAATGTAGGGGTGTCACCTAAGAGTTTGCGCGCAGCCAAAAATCGTCTTATGCAGGCTGGGTTGATCTCATTCTCCGGCGGCGGAAAAGGTCGTGCCGATAAATGCAAATACACTTTTAGGTGTTCAAATTTACCACCTATAGTCCCACCTAACGGGACACCTAAAGGTACACCTAACGGGACACCTAAAACAGACGATACTTCTTATATAGAAGATAAACTAAACCAAACATATAATACCCCCTATAATCCCCCTTTGCAGGGGGAAGAGGTTACGGGCATCCCCGAAGAGTTCGTAACTCTTTGGGATGGGTTTAAGGGAAAACGCAAGTCGCTTGCTGACGACTATAATGACTTTTGCAAAAAGACGGATGGTTTGACCATTGATTATGTTAAATTAGGATACCATGCCCAGCTTGCAAAAAACGTCTATTTCCAGACGTGGCTAAACGACTTTTTTCCGAAAAAATCCCGGTGCACGCTTGACACCTCGGCTGTCGAACCTACGTTCCAACCCATTGTGGCGGATTGGCTTGCCTACAAGTCTGAACGCGGACAGACCTATCGACAGCGGGGCTTCGAGAGCTTCTATGCGCGGCTTATGGAACTTTCCGGGGGCAATGCGGATACTGCCCGAGGGATTATCGAGCAGTCCAAGGCTAATAACTGGGCGGGGATATTCCCGCTGAAAACGACAAACGACTATGGCAGAAATGCAGACAATCGGGTCGCTCATTGCGACATTACCAGCGACGAGTTCATGCGCCGTTGCGAAGAGCGGGTCAGAGCGCGCCTTGCTCGCACAATGGCGCGGGAAATGGGGACGGACGGCGGCGGTGATGCTTAAGCGTTTTAACCCCGGCGTGCAGCGCTATTGCGCCGCGAATATCGACCGTTGCTTCACGGGGGATGCGCCTTCCCTGCGTCAGGTGCGGAAAGCCTACGGTGGGGATACGCTCGATTCGTGGCTGGATATTCAGCTCACCGACCTCGTGAACTTCTGCGGCGTGAAAGGCAAGGAGGAGTTTTCTCGTATCACCGACGCAGTGGCAGCAGTCATAGCAGACAACTTCGGTTATCTGAAACTATCAGAGTTGATGCTCTTTTTCCAGCGTTTCAAGGCGGGGCATTACGGGCATTTCTACGGCACGGTAGATCCGCTTGTCATCACTGAGGCGTTGCAGGTGTTTCTCGAATATCGAGCCGACCGACTGGCACGCATCGAACGCGACCGCCACAAAACCGAGAAGCTAAAGAGGGAGGAGGAGCGCGCCGAGCGGGAACGCCGGGGCGAGCTACTGACCGCCGAGGAGTGGAAAGAGATAGGATGGCTTTTTAATCTATGAACTAACTATGACGTACATAGGCATTGATACGGGAGTACATACAGGCTTCGCGGTATGGCATTCGGACACAAAATACCTCGCGGAAGTGAGTACCATGACGATCACCCAGGCAATGGAGCGCGTGAAAATGATCTCCGACATTCGGGGCAAAGATAGTATTCGACTGTTCATCGAAGATGCTCGCCAACGCAAATGGTTTGGCAATACGGGACGAGAGCGCTGGGTGCTGACAGTGGTCGGCATTCTCTTCGCCGGCTGGATTTGCTACGGCATATCGTGGCTGATCGAAGTGATTATCCCGCCTTATCCGGGCGCGTACTACTACACCTGCTTTGAGACCGAGGCATACAACCATGAGGATGATCCGGACTACTTGAAGCGGCGCATACCGTTCTGGGACTGGATTTCCTGTATACCTAATCGGAAAGTTAAACACAAAAAAAACTAATTTATGAATACAGAAACGATGTTTTCATCTAAGACCGATTTATGGGCTACACCACAGGATTTCTATGATAAACTCAATAGTGAATTTCATTTTACACTTGATCCTTGCGCCACCCCGCATAATGCTAAGTGTGTTAAATTCTACACCAAAGAGCAGGACGGGCTCCGAAAAGATTGGGGCGGGAATACTGTTTTTTGCAATCCGCCATACGGTCGGGATATATACGCATGGGTTCGTAAATGCTTCATGGAGGCACAAAAAATCAACACAATAGTTGTAATGTTGATTCCGGCGCGTACAGATACTCGATATTTTCACGAATTTATTTACCACAAAGCACGGGAAATTAGATTTATAAAGGGGAGGCTAAAATTCGGGGACCAAAAAAATAGTGCTCCGTTCCCGTCAATGGTGGTTGTATTTTAATCCATAAACTGTTTTAAAATTTAAGCACAAAGATAACTAACCATGAAAACACTTTATCTCTGGGTTTCAGACAAAGGCTGGACACCCTTTCAGTACAATGAACTTTCTGAATTATCCTCCGAATTTGAGGCGCGCAATATCAAACTGGGCGCCGGGTGCGAACTGGGCGACGGGTGCGAACTGGGCGACGGGTGCAAACTGGGCGACAGGTGCGAACTGGGCTACGGGTGCAAACTGGGCGACGGGTGCGAACTGGGCGACGGGTGCGAACTGGGCTACGGGTGCAAACTGGGCGACAGGTGCGAACTGGGCGACGGGTGCGAACTGGGCGACAGGTGCGAACTGGGCTACGGGTGCAAACTGGGCGACAGGTGCAAACTGGGCTACGGGTGCAAACTGGGCGACAGGTGCGAACTGGGCGACGGGTGCGAACTGGGCGACGGGTGCAATGTTCCGAAATCGCTATTTATCAGCGCATCTCGTCATACAGTATCCTATTGGGGTGAGGATGTTATTCAAATAGGCTGCAAACGCTACACCATTTCCGAGTGGCAGA